GTCTTTAGGTTCTGCTGTGCATGACATGGGCCAGGACCTGTCTCGCGCTACGTCTGCCGTTCTCAATTCTGGCGAACGTGCAATGCAGTTGAAAGGTGTTCAACTCGAACTGGAAAACAAAGGTCTGCAAAATGATGTTCTTCGCGCTGAGCTGGCTTCTAAGGTTGCTCGCCTCACTCAAGGTGTCGGCGTTCCCGGTCCCGGTCGTGCTGCGGCGACGGGTGAAAAAATAACTTCTACCACAGCCGGAGGCGTTCGTATTGAGGCTAATCCTGCTTGGTCTGATGCTCAAACATTCGAGGATCGTTATGGAGAAATGGCGGACTTCATTGCTGGTCCGGCTATTGCTGCTGCTGATGAATGGAAGTCTCGTGGTCGGCAAATCACTGGCGTAGGAAATGCTCTTCGCTCGGGTGGCGTCTATCTTGCTCCGTATGTCTCGCGCTTCGTTGATTATGGTCGCTCTGCTTATGATGCTGCTTCTCGTTACGTTGATCGCATTCAACCCACTGGCAATCCTCATCCGAAATTCAATCGGTACATGGACTACACCTATGGTCCACGTTACTCAGCCTATTAGGAAGGAGGTGAGATCGTATGCGATTTCGCAGAAGGCGCAGGTCGCGTTTTCGCCGTGGTGGTCGTCGCCGCTACGGCAGGATGCGGATAAAAAGACGCCGAATTCGTCCGCTCCGCGTTGGAGTAAGGATGTAATGGACATGAAATGTATTAATCCCCTTGCGCAGCATGGGATGCTTTATGGCTGTGGCCAGTGCACCCCATGTCGCGTCAACAAACGGAGGGTGTGGACCCATCGCTTAGTTCTGGAAGCATCTAAGTGGAAAGATAACTGCTTCCTCACGCTGACCTATGACGATGAACACTGTCCTCCTGATGGTTCTCTCGAGCCTAAAACGCTACAGGATTTTGTTAAAAGGCTACGCCGCTATCATGATCCTGTACGGCTACGTTATTTTGCTGTCGGTGAGTATGGGAGTCGCACTTGGAGGCCTCATTATCACCTCGCTCTATTTAATTTCGCTACTTGTGAGCGGCACAGATCCCAATTTAACAGGAGCGGACTAACATGCTGTCAAAGGTGCAAAGATGTAAATGCGATTTGGGGCTTTGGAAACGCATACCTGGCGAACCTGGAGAGAGAAAGTGCTCAGTACATCTCTGGGTATGTCATCAAAAAAATGACCCAACGGCAGGATGCACGGTTGAACGGACGTCATCCGGAATTCTCGCGTATGTCACTCAAGCCGGGGATTGGTGCTCATGCGATGGAAGATGTGAAGTCGGCAATAACGCAATCTCCTGCGGCAACCCTGATTGCGGATGTCACCCAGATTTCTTACGGCAAGGCGACGATGCCACTTGGAAGGTACTTAACCAGGCGGCTACGTTCGTTAAGAGGAATGGAGCCAACGGCTCCTCAAAGCTCATATGACAAACAGGCGGCGGACTTGCTCGCGTTGCGAATGGTTGCGCGCTGCGATGAGGAAAATCCGTCGTTCGTTAAACACTACAAAAAACAGATGGAAGGTAAGTTCGCGTCTCAAACGGCAAAACTCAAACTAAAGGGATTGAAAAATGAAACGCTCTAAATTCTCGCTCTCGCACTATCGGTTGTTCTCGGCTGACCTGGGTGAACTAATTCCCTGTGGTCTTGTGGAGGTTCTACCCGGTGATACGGTTCAGCATGCTACTTCTGCACTTGTGCGGGCTTCTCCTTTGCTTGCCCCTGTTATGCACCCTGTACATGTTCGCATTCATCATTGGTTCGTACCTCATCGACTAGTATGGGACAGTTGGGAGGATTTCATCACAGGCGGTCCTGATGGTGAGGATGATTCGGCATTTCCCTATATTCAACTCAGTGACAGTACAGGTGGTGAAGGTTCTCTCGCTGATTATCTCGGTGTTCCTAAAGTCACGGCTTCGGCTGATCTGCCGGTGTCTGCTCTTCCGTTCCGTGGTTATGCTCTGATCTGGAATGAGTGGTACCGCGACCAGGATCTACAAACTGAACTCGTGGTGTCTACTGCTGACGGTGGTGATAGCACTACAAATAAAACGCTTCAGAATTGTTGTTGGGAAAAAGATTACTTCACCTCTGCTCGTCCATGGGACACTAAAGGCGCTTCTATAACTCTCCCTCTCGGTACGACTGCTCCGGTTACTGGTATCGGTATCGTAGATGGTGTTGCTTCGTCCGCTACTGATCGCACGGTTCGTGAAAGTGGTTCTACAGGTACGACCGTTTATTCGGATACGTTCGATCCAACAAATACGTTCTTCAAAGCGGAGACTACAGGTAACTCAGGGAGTGGAAATAAACTTCAGATCTTCGCTGATCTCTCTAATGCGTCGGCTGTCTCTATCAATGTTCTTCGTGAGGCTTTAGCCCTTCAACGCTATCAGGAGGCTCGTGCTCGCTATGGCTCGCGTTACACTGAATATCTACGTTATCTGGGTGTGCGCTCTTCTGATGCTCGCCTCCAGCGCCCTGAATATTTGGGCGGTGGTAAACAAACTGTCCAGTTCTCCGAGGTGCTACAGACTAGTGGCAACGCTACGCCTGCCGCTGATGACCAACTCGGACAGCTTGGCGGTCACGGTATTGCAGCTATGCGCTCAAACCGATATCGACGTTTTTTCGAGGAGCACGGATACGTCTTCTCCTTGATGTCGGTAAAACCACAAACGATGTACAAAGATGGTCTGCCGCGTCACTGGAATAGGCGGACAAAAGAGGACTTCTGGCAAAAGGAATTACAGTTCATCGGTCAACAGGAGATCCTCAATAAGGAGATCTACGCTAACATTGCTCAAGGTACAGGTTCTGGACAACAGGATTTCACCTGGGGTTATCAAGATCGTTACGACGAATATCGTCGTATGGAGAGTGGTATTGCTGGCGAATTTCGTTCTACTCTTAACTTCTGGCACTTTGCCCGCCACTTTACGTCGCTACCAACTCTAAACTCGGACTTCGTAAAAAGCTCTCCGGTGGAAACACCGTTTGCAGTTCCTTCTACGGACGTTGTTTGGTGTATGACTAAACATTCCATCCAGGCTCGCCGGATGGTTGCTCCCGTCGGTGTCTCTAAAACTTTCTGAGGTGAAACATGCACAAGGAATATATCGATCAGGACGGCGTCGTTCACGAAAGGAAATACGAGGGTGAAAAGTTGGATGTTACGCCGGTTGCTATCCCGCTTCGGTTTACTCGGGCGTCAAACCTTAATGAAGTCGTTCGGCAGATGGTTCGTAGTGAAGAGCTACGACGCCTGGCTGAGCAGGCTGGAGCGGAAAGCTTCGATGAAGCAGATGATTTCTCGGTAGATGATGATGATGATCCTAGATCGCCCTATGAAGAGGTGTTCGAGGGTGATGTTCTGAAGGATAATTTTGAACAGCTCGCTAAAGTCATAAAAAAGGCAGCTGAAAAGGAAAAACCCACGGCGGCAGGTGATGGGGATCAACCTGCCACCCCAGGCGCTGTAGACAAGCCCTAGGGCCAATCGCACCGTGGTACTGAGGCCCCCCTTTGGGGGGCCTCTTTCTATTCGTCGGAAGTCCCCTTCCTTAGGACACCCTATCCCGGAGTTCCGTCCGGTTCAGACACGTACTGTACTTGATGTGTACGTGTTCTAGGTGACACCAATCGTGTCGCCTTTCATGTTGCGTAAGACCTAAATACCTCTTGATATTTTAAGCTTAGAAAATAACAGGTTGCCTAAACGTAAGTGTGGATTACATAATAAATTTCTTGTAAACGCGCAGGTTCCATGCGTTGATTTCGTTGCTGATTTGGTCGGACCTGTGCACGGATGCAGGGTCCGTTCTTCTGGGGGGTTATAGATGGCTCGGCGTCGGCGTCGTTATTCCGACCGCGATGACGCCTTTGCCGTCTCTAGCGCCCCGCTGCGGTCGCCTTTAATCGAAAAGCTACTCAAGGCGCCGCGCCTGCCATCGTCTCGCTCGTATCTCCAAGAGCTCGAAGACCGTCGTGAATTTACGCCTGAGCTTTATCGGCCTGCTCGGGCGTCTGTTCGTTCGGCCGCTCGCTTGGAGGTTGCTCATGATCGAAACGTTAATCGCTCTCGCCAAAAAGTACGTCCCAACAAGTTACTCGTCCCTGACAATCTACGGTTTAGTGATCCTTCTCGGGTTGCTCTATGCGTCCGGCGTCATCAGCGTCGAGAAGTTCTCCACGCTACTAAACGTGTTGGTCGCGGTTCCTCTGTAAAGCCACCACGTTGGTCTGAGTTCTCATCCATCAGATGTAAATAAAACCTCGAGGTCACCGTCTCATGATCGGTCCGCTTATCTCTGCAGGTGCAAATCTAATTGGTGGTCTACTCGGTAAAAATGCTGCCGAGGAAAATATACAGATGCAGCAACAACAAGCTGCTCTCAATCGCCAAATGCAATTGGACTTCGCTAAAAATGCCATTCAGTGGAAAGTGGAAGATGCAAAAACTGCTGGCATACACCCGCT